GTCAATCAATCTGTGCATTATATATGCAAATTTAGAGTCTGTCAACCGGTGTTGTAAAAACAACACACTTATATTATTACATGTTAGTATCTTCAGTCAAGAGTTGCTGTTTGGGTTTTTTGGATTCGGCTTTTTCTTTGACTTCGATCTTCTTGGGCTTTCTGTGCTCAGGAATGATCTGGTCAAGGAAGATACGCAACATACCGTTAATCATCTCTGCATTTCTTACTTCAACAAGATCGTTGATGAGAAAGGTGCGTGTGAAATTGCGGTCGGCGATACCTTTATGAATCCAGCTGGTCAATGAAGAATCATTATCATCTTTAGCATTTCCCTTCACAATAAGTTTGCCATCTACAAGTTCAATATCAATCTCTGACTTGCTAAACCCGGCAACGGCAATCTCGATGACATAGTGGTCGTCATCTACTTTCTTAATGTTGAAGGGGGGATAGTTGGGAATGCCCTTTGTAAGTTCATCGTGTAGCTTGGCCATACGATTGTACTGGTCATCGAACCCCACAAAAAGTTTTTGAAAGTCTTTAGGAAAGACTGAATTGAGCATATAGTTCATGTTATTTTTCCCCCGCAAATAATTTGTTTACCGTTTCTTTAGCAACAGCGCCTGTCAAATCCCAACCTGTTTTGACAAGTTGTTTAGTATATGTGGTTTGTGAGTCAACAAATTGTTGAAGGGGAGCTTTAATACTTTCTTCTTTAATGAAAGTATTAATCCAATTTGTTTTATTAAGTTGAAATGCATCAATAGCCATGTTTGCATACATTAACATTTTAGTCTCCTTTTTAAGCAAGATTAAAGTTTTTGATATTCATCTTTGTGGCATCCACAGTCGGGACAAAGCCAAAACTGAGGAAGGTCTTTCCAAGATTTACCTTCTGTAGCTTCATCGTATTCATGCCCACAAACATCGCAAACATAGGTGTCTGAAAGTTCATTACTCATTGTAATCTCCTTTTTAAGCGAGTAAATTAATTCTCACCCCTAAGGCGTGAGAGGCAGATTTGACTAGGATGCCAGCCTAGTTCCCATCCCAGGGATGGGAATATTTATGCAGCTTTGCGAGGTTTTTTGCCCAGATTATACTTAGTTTGTATATTCCATTCTCCCTTCTCTTTGAACGAGAGAACTTTTATCTGAGATAAGGGTGCCAGGTCAGCAAACATAGTCTCATTAATTATAGACACCAACCCCCAATCTTGCAATAGCTTTGCAATAGTATTTCTTCTTTGTAAATCGTTATCTGTAATGTCGGCAAACTTACCATCAAGCGCAAAAAGTTCCTTGAAGTGGACGACAAAATAACGACCCTGCTTATGAAGAATGTGACAGGACTGATACAGTGTCTTATCTTTTTTAGAGGCCACTCCGATGCGTGATAGTGTCTCTTTTACTTTAAGAAAGTCATCAGCTTCCTTAAGTAGAATCTCGAGAGGCGTATATCCTTCAAGATCAATGTTAAATGAAAAGTTCTCAGCCATCTTTTAATCCACCCTTTTTTAATTTTTGTTTTATAGAGTCAATTTGCTGCTGCGATAGTATAGAAACAACCTCTTGGGCTTTCACGGTGTTGTACCCATAGTATTGTTTCACAAGTTCAATCGCCTCTAGCTTCTCCTTTTTTAACCACTTATTAAAACGCTTCTTTGCGGATATAATGTTACGAAGAAAGTCAAATTGTAGTTTTTTGTCAAGGTGTGGGCGGGAGTTCATTTCATTAGCTTGAATAACTGTATCCAGACCAAAACTTAACGATTTATTTATAATAAACGGGTTGTACTGCCTTTCTGACCAATCGTCTACAATTAGATCCTTCTTGTCATAGTGGATTGAATTAACAAAATCAAAAGGGGAAATAGATGGTGTTTTATACTCCTCACTCATTTGAACTTCACCGTAGCCATAATCTCAGTGAGACATGCAACCAGATTGATTTCCTGATCTGCCACGAAAGCTGCTTTGTATTGATAATCTGCAAGAATCAAAACCAACTCAGGAACCTGAACAACCTTCTCAACTAGATCATCATACATCTTTCGAAAGATACCATGAGGATCATTGTCGATGTTGTTGACCACCCAGGAACGCATACGCTTCCAATCTTTTTCTTTGAGAGCTTCTACAAGTTCCTGTGTGTTGACTTCACCTACGCGCGCGAGGATACCTTCATCAATAGTTCCCGATGCAGAATACCTCTGAAGTTCATTGATGATTCTACGATAGTCAGGAAAGTATTTTAGAACAAGCGATGCAATGACCTTCTCATCAAAAGTAATGTTCTCATTCTGTAGAATGAATTGCACACGCTTTAGAAACTTCGCTGCAATCTTAGGTTTTTCTTGCTTGCTATATTTGAATTCAATAACTGCACAGCGAGAATGCAAAGGGGGAATGATGCGATTCTTATAGTTACATGTAAAGATAAATCGACAATTCTTAGAGAATTCTTCAATGAATCCTCGCAGGGCAGGTTGTGTTGAATTCGGATTTAGATAATCTGCCTCATCAAGAATGATGACCTTTGTCTTTCCCGTAAAAGAAACAGTCGATGCAAACTGTTTGATCTTAGTTCGAAGAACATCGATACCTGATTCTTCTGAACCATTGATAATCAGATAGTCAGTTTCTAATTCTTCACATAGTGCCCTAGCAACAGTTGTCTTTCCCATGCCTGCGCCTCCGCACAGAAGCATGTTTTGAATCTCCCCTTTGTCGATGAACTCTTGAAAAGCTGCTTTTTGTTCTGCAGGTAGAATACAGTCTTCTAGATTGCGAGGCCTGTACTTTTCTACCCACAGAAACTGGTCGTCACGAACTTCCATAATATAATGCTCCAATTAGATTGTTGAACCAGGTTCCATTGCAACCAGATAAGTCATAGTTCCGGATGCGTTTTTGAATTGGCAGAACAACTTTCTAGATAAGACACACTCATAGGCGTCTTGCATGAGCTTAAAATTTTCAGATGAGATGTTACACTCAAACTCTGATTCACTTTCACCAATGACCTTGTTGAAACTATTTGCACTATCATTCTTGCGGTCACCAATTTTCATGGTTACCTTACCATCCTTTGCAATGATAGAAATGGTTGGCGCAGCAAGAACTCCAACCGTCTTGGTGATAGTTTGAACATCTTTTGCAGATAGCGAGAAGGTGAATACTTCATCGACTTCAATGTCTTTGGTGGGCGCCGCAATAATAAGAGACGCATCACAATAGAAATATTCAAACTTACCAATATCATTGGTAATAGTCAAACTTCTTTCGCCAAATTCAACTTCTTGATCTTCACTAAATGTAAGAAGTTGAAGCAGCGAGTTTAAGTCATAGATTGCAACTTCTTTAGGAAAGGTTTCCTTGACTGTTGCTTTTGCAAAGATTGACTTGGGTGCATTGATAGTCGATACGGTATTACCTGTTCGAAAAAGTAAATTGGTATTGATCTGGGAGAAGTTCTTGAGAATATTGATTGTTTCCTGCGAGATTTTCATAATGTAGACGCTCCTGTTGAGTTTCAATGTCATGCGTGTGAAGCATTATAATTGCATAGTGTAACACTTTCAATATGTCTTTGCGATTACGCCCATCTTTCATGCCATATCGTTGTGCATACTTAATAATGTTACCTCGAGTGAATTCAATACCACCACCGTTACTTTGAATGAACTCAGTGGTTTGAATTCTACCTTGGGCATAGTGTTCATAGTAAGTTGCATCAATATATTCCTTTAGTTGACGCAACAACTCTGCCTCATTAAACTTATATTTTATTTCTTCCGCCATGGGAACTCACCTCCATACTTATCATGCATCATTTTATTACCTTGTAAAAAGAATTGTGCCTGAACAGAATCTGCCCTGTTTCCTGCACGATAGTTCACCGTATACTCACCTGTCACCAAGCATTGTATTTTATTTTGTCTTAGCACAAATGTCAATGCTCTATCCACTTCTGGTTGATCTTCTGGATGCCTAGCGCGTCTATACCATATGGGAGATAGTTGCAATGCCATTCTTTTGTGAAGAAAGAAGCAGTTTACATCCACAAAATAATCTTTAATCACTGACTCCCAATTACCTAAACTCTCACAGTCATCATTACAGATATAGTTTCCTTCCATATCTGTAATCTTTCTTAAAGAACACCCAAATGCGCCATCTTTAATATCAAGGGCAACTAAACTTTCAACATGATTAGGTTCTAACCAGTTATCCTCATCTAGATAGATGATATAGTCTCCTTTCGCAAGGTAAGTTGCTGCACCATAAATTCTATGACCATTGTATTGTTCTGTCCCTGTCGCATAGGGCAGTATAATAGTATCTGCAGAAATACAATAGTCCAACTTATCACAATGGTGCACACCATCTACAACCACAAGGTGTTGAATGTTGTCATAAGTCTGTGCTGCAACAGAGTTTAAATTCTGTTTTAGATAGGATGTACAGGTAGTTGCAGTGATAATAGTTACGAGAGGCTTCATTTATTCTTCAACACATTATTATGTCCGACAGATAAAATCAGGTCAAATTCATGCACAGCGATTTTATCAAGAACTTCAGATGGGGCGACATGTCCTTTGAAAGATCCTTTACGATTAAAGTCTCTATTTAAACTTGAGTCGTCAATCACCAAGATTCCATCTTTTGTAAGTGCATCTGCACAGTTCATATAGTCAGATAACACATATTGCATATCATGGTTGCCATCAATATAAATCAAATCCCATTTCCTTGACTTGATAAACTGCCTTGCTTTCTTTTCAATTGATGATGCCTTAAAGAGTTTAGGAACACCCAAGTCAAAGTATGCATAGTTTGTTTCAATATCTTTTTCGTAATCTACATCTGTAGGAAACTGTGATACAGAATCATTAACAGCAGCCAATGGAGCAAGACCCCAGATGTCTGCATCATAGTTAAAATGTTTTACTAACATCTGGAATAAAGAAATGGTTTGACCTCTAAAGACACCAATCTCGAGAACATTCATCGGCCTAAACTGTTCAAAGAGGTAATACCACATCGCATGAAATGCATCCTCACCAAATCCTCTACCTTGTGAAAAGTATTCTCGATGCTTGATAAATTTACTAGGCAGTTCCTTAAATGAGTTTAAAAAGATCTCATACACATCATTCATATGCAGAGTTCTTAACTCTTCAGCAGAGTGATCCTTGTAGGTAGATGTGTACTTACTTTGAGTTAGCAAGTAAGAAAGATCTGTGCTTGACTGCAAGATATCGACGGTTCCACTCATAAATTTCTCCGTGTTTTTTATTAATTTCTGATGGTGAGGGGGTTCTCATTCCACCCCATGCAACATCGCTTCTAAACTTTAGTGCATAAACACCATTTTTATATCCGTGTTGTATCATTCGAATACTAAAATCGTGACAGTCATATCCACAAGGGGCTAACGCGGCGTCATAAAATCCAACTTCCTTATATCGTTTCCATTGAACACAAGTGGGGCTACGAATAGCCAACTGTGTGCTAATAAAATTACCATGTTGTAGTTTAGAGTAATGTGTTAATCCCAATTGATTCCAGTGACCAAATTCAGATTCTATATAGTTTGCCTCTCCTATAGTGTCTTGTGTATATACAATGGTGCTCCCCAAACGCATAGACACATATCCAAGGTCAGTATGTTCTTGAAACAGTTTTGTAAACTTTTCATCGATCTGGGGTTCTTGTATGATAACATCATCTTGAACTGTAAAGATCAAATCATCATCGCTGGGATTCATTAGTTTTACTTGTGTTAGCCCCTGATTGAGACATGTTATTTCATGTACGTCATCTGCTCTTAGAATAGTGTATTTGCCTACAATTCTTTTTAGAGGCTTGACAACTGCGATCTCTGACAAGTCGGTGCACCCATCCAAAATACAAATTATATGTAGGTCACCTTTACATGAGTCAATAATCCCGTTGATTACGTCTGCAATCAAATAATCTTTATCATGGACAGGTAGGATAAAAAATGATTTCATAACATCTTACCCCCATCAAATTTGAACTTAGGATCAAGTTTTTTTGCATCGAATCCGTTCATCTCTGCTAATGTGCCAGGATAAAGAGGCATATCGTTTTCATCATATCCATTGCCACAAAATGAGTAGGGGTTAACTAATTTAGTTCGTGTCTCTCCAAACCATCCTTCCTTCATTGAATGAACCATTGCGTCATCTTTTACATATCTCCATATGAAATCACGCAAGTAAACTTGGTCATTCGTGTAGTAATTTGTTTTAGTTGCAAACTCACGCATTATAGAGTGCAACTGAATAGGTAGTTTACCCTTATATCCAAATGCACAAGCAATGACAGGAAACTCATAATGTGCTTCATGGTCACGATAGACATGAAACTTCTTATCGCTATCAATCCATTCTTTCACCGCCATAAACTCTCTCTGACTAATTCGACCATCTGCATCTCTCACAATAACAATATTAGTATCATCTTCAAACATAGGTTGAAATCGCCAAAAAACACCATGGGATCCGTCATTGACTTGAATGACCTTTGCACCTGGCATATTATAATTTGAAGGGTCATCTACATAAGCTCTAAATTCCCAACCTGGATAGAACTTTTTTGCAAGTTCATATTGACGATGGGCACCGACAATGTACCTAGGAGAAGTTCCATAGGAACTAATACTCACAATATGTTTCATATCTCACCAAATAAAGTTTTTAGTATAATACTCTACAATTTTCTTGAGTTCTCTATCAAATTTTGCAACAGGTTGCCATCCCAGCTTTTGTAACTTAGAGTCATCAACGCTGTACCTTACGTCCTGCCCTGGGCGTGTGGTGTGTTGGATAAAGTTCTCTACATCAACAGTCCCATTTTCATACATTTCATCTACGATCTTTTTAAGAACAACAATGTTTTGCGTTTGATAGTTACCACTGATATTATAGATTTCATTC